TAATATACTCATAACTTATCTCCTAAAATTGTTCCGTAGCTAATCCATCATCTATAGCATCTTTTATATCACCCTTAGTACAATCAACTTCACCATCCATATCAGCTTTCCACACATCCATTTTGTCACCATTTATATATAACGCTATTGAAGGAAAATTACGAATCCTTAATTTCTTACACAACTTCTTGGTTACATCAGAATTTGCTTCAAGTATTACAGCATCCTCGTAACCTTCTAAACCCTTTAATATTGTTGGGTCTAAATCTTTCTCCTGCCATTCAGAAGTAAATTTTATGATTACCACTCCCTTGCCAGCTTCATCTTTAAAATTCTTATCAGTAACCTGAGAGAATACTGATGAAATCAAAAATAGTAATCCTATTAAATATTTCATAACAAACTCCTACTTATCTCGTTTTCTTCGTTCAAGGTCTTTTATATCCTTTTGTAATTCTTTAATTAAATCTTCCAACTCTTCAAATTGGTCAAAAATGTCATCCATATCTGTTTGAAGTCCACCTACTTGATTTTTATATTGTTCAAAAGACCTTGGCCAATTATGACCCTCTGGTTTTGATGGATATTCGGCTTCATATAAACTTTCTAAACTTGGTAATTGTTTAGCTTCTTCAATTTCACCTTGTAATGTATACCACATTCCAATTAATGACGCTAAACCAGTTCCAGCCGCTACCATAGTTTGAACCGATAGTGTGAATTTAGTATCTAATACCTTATCTTCACTTATTTCGATTGGTTCTTTTTTCGCTGGTTCTATCTTTTCCGAAATTTCTTCTTGTTTTTCTTCGTGACCATTTCCATGTTCTAAGACAGTAGTTGTTATATCATCTAAAGTGCAGAAACCTTTATCTACAAGTATTTCTCCGAGAGTTCTCGTATCACCTTTTACTTGTAGTTGTAGGGCTTGATTCAATTGTCTTTTTGTGATTATATCTTCTTCACAAAGCAACTTTCCTATTTTAATATCACCATTCACTTTATTCCCCTAATAAAATTCACTATAGAATGTATTAGTAGTATCAGTACTTATTGGTAAATTTTCAAATACCACCAATCCGTTTTGAAATTCTTCTCTGTATGGATTCCAAAAAGTTCCTTCGGCATATCCACTAACAACATTACTATAAAGTTCATTTATAATACCTTGTGCGTTAACTGTGTAATCGGAAAGACCTACTATTTCTAAAGTAATACCTTTTGAAGACGCCGTATCTGGATTTACATAAACACCCAAATCAATTAAACCACCATTATCATCCCCATCATTATCATAAAATATTAAAGCGTAATGTTCCTTTTCAGGTGTTATACGACCTAAATCTTTTTGAAAATGAATAACAAATATTTTCTTTATTGAACCATCTTCTTGTATAATCTGTTTACCAAATGTAGTAATACTTTCATAATAATCGTATACGGGTATAACATCACCATTAACCCACATTCCAATATCTTCTACAACAGGAACTTCTACAACTTCATCTTCACAACTTGGTAGCATAAACATTCCTACCATTAGTAATGAACCTAAAATCATTCTTACTGTATTGTATACTTCTTCGTGTTTCATAATACCATCCACCAAGCTGCGGCTACTTCGACAAATATGTCTGTACCTGTGTTCCAAGCCCACTTTTCACGTGTGCCATAAGTTTCTTCCATGCCTTCAACATATACTTCGAAGACTTCCCATGCTATTCCGATAATGGCAACCCACATCACAGCCCAAAAATCAGTTGCTCCTAACCATTGTGCTATCTTTGCGATAAACAAACCAGCCGCTAAATGATAAGATGTCCAACCATCCAAGGCTCCTGATGAGACTTGCCATTGGTAAAATTTCGCTATCGGATTATTCACTTTTCTTACCCTTTTTCCATTTGGATTTCCATTTACCCCATCCACCTTTTTTACCTTTTCCGGCTTTGGATTTATCTTTCTTTCCTTTTTTCTTCTTCTTCTTGATTTCTTCCATTCCTGCTGTATTATCAGCTTGTAAGGATGGAACTGAACCAAATAGGATAAAAGATGCGAGTAATATTTTGAATATATTTTTCATTTGTACCTTTCTACTTCGAACCAAAGACCTTCGAGAAGAAACCTTTTTTCTTCTTCTTACCCTTTTGTCCGCCGATTTTCTTTCCTTTCTTCTTTTTCTTCTTTACTTCTTCCATTCCTGCCATTTCATTCATATCCATAGCATTCACTTGTGGAACTGCTCCAAAGAAAATAAAAAGTGAAAGTATTCCAGTTAATATAGTTTTCATATTGTTTTCTCCAATAATCTAACGCGTTAAAAAAATCTTTTATCTCCTTAAATAAGGATTTGTTGGTTGTTTATCTTTATTTTTTTCCAACCATTTTTTATGTTGAGTTGATGTTCTACCTTCTGTAGCCCATTTTTTATTCAACAATCGTTTTTTTCGTTTTTTATCTTTAGCTTTTCTATTCGGCACAAATTAAAACCCCACAAACTGGTAATTTATACCGAACTTAATATCGTAAGCTGGTCGTTCCCAATAATATAGATAACGACCTTCTGCAAAAACACCTAAGTTATCTTGTATTTTTACACCAAATATAGCACCAAAATCATAATCATTCCATTTCATCACACTTGGCTCCATATACTTAAATTTATGTGGTTCTTTACCATCTTCCACGTGGTCACCATAATGTGTTGCATTATGATATGAATGTTGGTCGTGTCCATAATGTACAGGTAACCAATTACCCCACGCATGTACCCACCAATTTTCATCATAATGGTAATAATCAGCTCCAAGTACCAAACTTGTTTCTTTTTGGTATCCCAAATCTTTCTTAACTCCACCAATATATTCTTCTAACATACCTGGGAAATGATATAAGAAATATTCTCTATCTGTATATGCAAAGATACGACCACTTGCATCTCTCCACAACCAATCGTGGCCCCAATACTCTCCACCTTCATTCCAAAATGGACCAGAACCTTCAATTTCTACAAGTTCACCAGTTTCGGGGTCGTATTCATATAATTGTTGGTTAATCCAATTACCATCTTCATCTATCATAGTTGGGTCGAACCACATATTGTCATCAATACCAAAAGCATCTTCAGCGAAGTTCCACCATTGTCCTCTATACCAAGTTGTATCTAATATAGCCGCATCAAATCCATAAACAGGATGTTGTCTGTGTTTTGCACCAATACTGATGGTTAATTTATCATCCATAACTGGTGGTGTCCATTTAAATCTTAAATCACCTTGACCATAAGTTATATCTTCGAGTCCTAATTCCGTCCATCCAATCTTTATCATTGCCCAATCACCAGTATATCGTACCCAATATTCTTGATTGAGATATTCATTACCCCATTGACGACCTTCAGACCATTTAATTAAATACTCCCAACCTTTAACTGCTCCAAATGTAGAACTTTCGTTCGCGTTTTGTTCAGAACCATCATACCAAGTACCACCATTACCAGCATTTTTAACACCACGTTTTGGCTCATATTTAAACCTACCAATCTTTCTTAATCCAAATGACTTTTGAAAATCTGGTTGTAAATCTCTTTCTGTTCTTTCTACTTCTAATTGACCTGTACTCAAACCACCAATAATAGCAAATCTATCATCTTGGTGTCTTGGTGCATTTAAACTGAAACTCGCATAAGCTGTGGAATACTTAAAGAATTTCCAAAGTTCGTTCTCCGCAAACAAAGATGAGGTCATTAATAGACCTAAAATAATTTTCTTTAACATCTGTTTTCTCCTATTAAAATTAACTTTTTTACCACTATACAACTATAAATATTAAAAAATATTTTTTTAGACATCAAATCTAACTACTATGGAATAGGCCTCACCCTTATCATTTTTGAGTGGCCTACCTAATTTTGCTAACGCTAACAAATCATTATTATCATTATACAAACCAACTGTAGTTACATAAGGTGAAAAATCAGAATGTGTTGTATTATTAATAGCAAATTCTGTTGCTTCATAACTTGTTTGTAAAGAACCACTACCACCGCTTGGATTATCACCTGGTGCAAACACTCTCCAAGCATCTGGCGAGTTCGGCATAACACTAATACTACCACTTCTACCAGAAGTTATACTAATATTAGTACTTGTATTAAACTCTGTAGGCCCTATATTACATAAATATTCATGTTCATATATAGTGTGTGAACTTTTGAAGTCTAATTCCCAACCATCAGTACCACTACCAAGTCCTACACCACTATAAGAACCAGTATCTGTTATTGTAATGACTCCATGTTCATAAAAAACATTTCCTATAGAACTACCACTACCTTCCGCAGTTAAATTCGAACCATCCCAACTACTACTCTTAAACGCTGCAAAACTAGCAGAATACGTATTGTCATATAAATTTCCTTGACCATCATCAAAAATAGTATAAGTTACTCCAGTACTATCATCCGTTAGTTTAACGCTACCAGGTTTTATACCTTCATTATAAAATTGTTGTGGAATTGATATAACATTTATTCTATTGTGTAAATCCCTATAACACTTATTGGTATCTGTATTACCAAAACTCTGATATGGTATGTTTCCATCCCTATAATACAAATGTCTCATTGACCAGTAAGTTGGTATTTTATACCAAGTACCTTGACTCCAAGGGTCTTTACCAACGCTTGCAGAATGTGCGTTATAATCTCCGAATGAGTGTGATGCCGCAGTTGAAGTGTCGAAGTTGTGCCAACTTCCAGATAACCCTTCGATACAATAAACACCACTTCCACTATCAGCTTGTGTGAAAGTGAAATCCTTATAAGTTTTAAAAGGTGTTATTAGAGCGTCTGTTGGGTCGAGATTTTTAAATATCATTTTTGACCCTCTCCGTTAGACTAAAAGTCTAATTTGACTTTGATAATAGCTTCCCTAGCGTAAGATTTCAATAAAGGTTTACTTAACTTAGCAACAGCTAATAGTTCATTTTCATCATTATACATACCGACCGTAGTAATGTAAGTCTTTGGGTCTTTATGAAATGATGGATTAGTAAACGAACCATCCGACTGCGTAAAGAATGTTGGGTTGTTACTAAAATTGTATCTCTTATTCCTTACTCTACAAAAGTAATGAGTTGAAGAAATATTTTCTTCTCTTCGAGCTTGGAATTTTCCACCACCAACTAAAGCATTATAGAATTTCATGTTGTTTTCTTCACCACCAGTTATAGTTCTTGCAGTTCCTAATGAACCAGAACCATCAGCTTGAGCGGCACTTATAATCCAAATACCTAAATCTGGATAGAATAAACCAAGTCCACCGTTATGTTGACTCGCCGCAGCTGTTTCTATCTGAGCAACACCACTTGAGAGTGAACCAGAAACAATGTTGAATACTCTTCCACCCTTGTTTATTGATGGGTCTACAGTAGCACCACTATCATCAATTAGTTTCCATTGTGTTTGACCTGTTGTATCTACACCAGAACTACCACTCAACCAAAGTTCCCAATTACCTGGGTCAACTTTTTCACGAATCCGAGCTCTATTTGCAGATATGATGTAAACATCATCTGAATCAACACTTCCTGCCATAGTAAACTTACTATCATTTGGTGTTAGTAAAATATTTCTGAATTGTGAATACATAGCTTTAGATGATGCATTATCACCACCACTAGCTTTAGAACCACTACCAGCGTAGTGACCATATGCAATTCCAAATTGTACTTGAGCAGTATCATCACTTGGGTTTACTGCATATACATCATAATAATATTCACCACTACTTCCACTTTGTGTGGACGATGTAAAGTAAGTTGATAAACTTCCAGTATTACCAGACCATAGTGGAGAAGAAACAACGGCTTTCATATTCTCCAGAATGTCGTTGTCTGGGTCAAAAACTGTATATATACTTGGTTTAGTTACTGGAGCTGGTCTTCCAATACTTTTACCAAGGAGTTTTGACGCGACAGATAAACCACCGATACCTTTACCAGACTTTACAGCTTCTTCAATCTGTATTATTTCCGCTGGTGATAAACCTTTTTTCTTTTTCTTATTTTTGATAGCCATTTTTTATATCTCCTAATCAGCGGTTACATTAACTGGTACATCAGCATTGATTGTAACAGGTATAGTATATGTAGCACCAGTTTCATTACCGACTATGGTAAGTTGTGTGTTAATGTCGGAAGACAATGTTCTTGCGATTAAGTCAACCGATTTTGCTACAACAGTTATTGAATTTTTCCTATCATCATCACCAATAAATGTTGGGATAGTAGCTCCTTGAGCAGATACTTCACCACCCGCAGATACCATCATACGACAAGCATCAGAGTTATGTAACACAAAAGTATAACCAAGAGTAGCGTCTGACGCGTTTCTTGTGTTAGGTGTTATTGCTTGTTTAACACCAGCTTTCTTAAATGTCATAGATGCAGTTGTCAATTCAAGTATAGGCATCTTAGCTGTGTTTTTAGGTAATGTTGTCAACTTATATCTCATTACTTGATTTTCATCAGGTACAGCTTCAATTAATGGCATGTTCTCTATAACACTACCATAATAATTTGAACCAAGAGAGTTGGTTACATCCCACAAAGTATAATCTATTTCATCATCAGCTAATGCAAACTTTGTAATTTTAAATTCGTTTCTCCCGCGAGCTAGTAACTCTCGACCTTTCTTAGTTAGTATAGCGTCTACAGTTGTTGAAGAGTTATCTAAAAATCCCATATTTCTTTCTCCAGTGATTAATTCTTGTTCTCATATATAAATATTCGTCACCAATATTTTCGGTAAAATAACTTTTTTAATTCATATATAAATATCATTGATTTCGTTTTTTACGTTTTTATTCAACACTTAATTTAGAATCGCCTGATTCTTTTGTTGTTAAGATTGTTGGTGAAGTTATAGTTACCTCTATAACCTCTTTGCCGTCTGTAGTACCATCATCGGTTAACTTACATCCGTCAAAAAATAAATTTCTTAGTCCAGTAGAACTTTCGTATAGTGGTGTTATCTCCGCAGGTTTTAAAGAAGATGAATTTGAGTGGAATCTTGCATGGTCTTTTATATTCATATTACCACCTCTATAAAAACTATTTTTACTATTATAAAAATATGTTTCTACCATATGATATTCTGACTTCCTTGAACCACTAATAAATGGTGGTTCTACTTCTTCAAATATGGATTTACCATTTTGTCCACCAGAATATCCACCATTGTGACCTGCTATGTATGAACCACTATAAGTGTTATCACCTCTTGCATTATTAGTAAAACTATATAGTGATGGCATATGAAATGTTTCATAAGTATCTATTCCAGTTGATGAGTTAGGCCCGTAAGTAGCTACTTTTGAAAAATCTTCATAAGTACCAGAAAAAGTTAATACGTCTGTATTAATGTCTATACTACTCGTATAATCCCCATATTCACCCTTTAAACCTGGATATACAGATTCACTAACAAAACCCTCGGTATCAACATACAGTCCAAATAAATTAGGAACAACAGATTCACTAATAAATGATTGATAGTAATCTTGTGTACCATTAAGACCTGGTATTGCGGATTCACTAATAAAAGTTTGATAATAGTCACTTGTACCATCAAGTCCTGGTGTTGTAGATTCACTAATAAAAGTTTGGAAGTAATCTTCAGTACCACTTAGACCTGGGTGTGTGGATTCGCTTATAAATCCTTCGGTATCAAGGTATTGTCCACTAGCAGATTCTGCATAATTTAAATCAATAGAATCTTCCCAATAAGTATTTTCTCTTTCTGGTGGTTTACCAATTATAGCTTTAGAACGTTCAAATAAATTTGGTTCTATCAACGTACCTAAATGTGCATTAGCACGTGCAGGTATTAAAGATTTCATTTGTTCAAATATAGCTTTGTCGTAGAATTTTAAAATCCTTATATAATCCCAAAAATTATTTGGTGAATTATATTTCTGCCAATATATATCTTTAATTTTTCTTAGACCACGATAATAAGTTTTAAATTGGTCTCTTGGGTCACCAATATAATCAGAAAAATCTAAATTACCCATTGAAAACATTATATCTTCATTGATAACATCGGATGGTGCAAAATAAACACCAAGTTTATTAGAATCAGTACTTGTTAAATCATATGCACTAACTTCGTTTCTACTATCTACTGATAATTTACTTCCATGAATGAGTCTATTTTCTTCTACCCTAACTTTTGTAGCTCTTCTTATATGTGGTCCAGTGTTTGGAACAAATAATTCATTTATATCTTCAGTATACGAGTAGTTACTTCTGTCTGGATAATTTTTAGCACTACCAGTTTGATAATAACTTTGGTCGGCACTTGTATCAAGAATATCAACAGAACCAGTTCCATGATTAACTTCTTTATTAAATGAATATCTTAGTACTAAATCTGTCCAAGATGCAGAAGGATGGTTACCATCATACGCTTTTGGAGCTCTAACATGATTATCAAAGTTTGATTGGGATAGTGCACTATTCCAATAACGAAATTCCATCATTGAACCAGTAAATTGATTACCAAATGTTCTTGACGAGTCACCACCAATGTATCCTCTACCATCTTGTTGGAATCTATTATTCATTCCTTGTGGAGCACCACCACCACGACCATCTACATTTAAACTTGCAGAAGATTGGTAGTGGATTCTATTTCTTGTAGCGTCATATTTTTTGAGAAATAACTCATAGTCAATATTACGACTATTACCATCGTCAACCAGTGGTTCAGTACTTGCACTTTTCCTCGTTAACATTACAGACCAGAACTCGTTGTCGAAAACTGGTAACAATGAAGATGTTATTTCTGCGTTAGAAGAACTACCAGTTATAGCAAATGTTAAGTAACCATAGTTATCTTGTGAACCATCATCTTTTAATGTAATTGCCCAATCAGTACCCTTTTGATAAAGTACTTGTTTAAACTCCCCACTACCAGATTGTACAGCTCTAAATCTAAATTCTACCGTGTCAGGTACTCTACCAGAATTTGTATCATCAGCCCAAGTTGTTTCTACGTTTTGACTACCATAAAAATCTAAAGACCTTCTAAATTTTCTAATTCTTTCCATTTGTGGATTTTGGTCTGGTAAAACTGGTCCACCATATTCTCTAACTCTTAATATTGTTGATGGTAAACCATACACACTTACCAATCCTTTCAGAGCTCTAACAGAACCTTTAGCTTTTAAGAAGAAAGGCATATTAACTAATATACGATTCCAAATTTCTCTTGTAATATCTCTTTCAGCTGTAGCTGATGATTGTATTGCTACATTACCAGAACCTGATACTTCTACTCCAAGGTGATGTTGTGGTAAACTTATTAAACTTTTACCATCATATACCTTCCAACCAAATCCTTTAGCTACTTCATGTACTAAATCTCTTGACAATCCTTCATTAACTTTGTTTGTACGATGATTAATATCAGTTAAACCCTTAGTGTACAACCAAATATCATCAAAGTAATGTCCAGTCATATCTACAAACTTAAAGAATTGTTCGTTTCTATCATCATCCTTAACGTGTAATGGTAAATTGTTTACTAACCTATCAAGATTCTTCCTATCATACAAAGAAGCACTTTCTTCATTACCACTCTTCCAAACAAGATATTGACTTGATGTTGAATGAGCTAAAACATATGGGTCAAGTAATGTTCCTGTTCCACTTTCTTTTGGCCAACTTGTATCATGAAATTCACCAAGTGAACTTGTAGTGTAAGATGAAGATTGAAAATACATATATTTTTCAAAACTATCAAATCCATTTTTTATCTGTCTTATATTACGTTCCGCACTTCTAATGTCGGAAGTAGAGCTACTTATAGTTAATAATGAGTGACTTAACGCATTATAATGTTCTATACGTCTTACTTTATATTCAAAGTTATCATATCTTCTTTGTACAGAACTAAATTTTATAAAGTTTTCATATTCTGTGTAATCAATATTCAATTCCACACTCAAATCACTTTGACTAACAAACGCATCTTCTAATTGACTTGCAACATCACTATTACTTGAGACTATTTGTTCTCTATTTTTAAAATCTGTAGCTGATTTTTCAAATGGTAAATCTTGACTCCAATAATTTGGAGCTCTTAAAACAATACCATCTATTTTCTCGTCAACAAAATCAATTAAATTAACTTTCTTTTGTACTGATGGTAACATTTCTCTTGATACATGAACAAAATCTTTTTCTTGTATAGAATCTGGTAATGGGTCATATAATTTGAAAATTACAGAATTTGGCCAATTATGGAATGTTAGATTATCACTTCTAAAATTTGTAACCAATCCAAATCTATCTTTACCAAGATTAATTAATGTTCTTAAATCTCTTTTATCTTTTGCTCTATAGTGTACATCGGCTCTTTTAAATGGATATTCCCACTCTTTACCTTGTATCCACTCACCATCTTCAGCTTCATTTGGAGCAGGTGAACCAGGATTTCCCCATATGTGATTTCTTGCTGTAGCTTCTTCTGCCCAACTTCTATCAACTCTAATTAATGTTGGTGATAACAC